AATCAAATAGAAGTTCAGAGATAGCATGGTTAGGAGATAGAGAACTCCTGTCCATGCTTCTTCGTATGATTAAGAAAATAAATGAAGATGCTCGTTGGAATCTAAAGATTACAGGTGTCGAAGCAGTTCAGTATGGTAGATATGGTGAAGGAGATTTTTATGATTGGCACATAGATCAACACCCTCAACCAGTAAAGGGATTAGTAAGAAAGGTTAGTATGACACTCTTTCTAAATGAAGATTACGAAGGAGGCGAGTTTGATTTGGAGATATATAAACCAGAGACAGATCCCAGATATAAAACTTTCAAGTTAAATGCAGGATCTGCTATCTTTTTCCAAAGTGATCGATGGCACAGGGTACGTCCTATCACATCTGGAACTCGTGAATCTTTAGTAGCATGGTTTTATGGACCTCCTTATTCGTAAAAAGAATGAAGTCTATCTCAAGGTTGAAGCACAACCTCACATTAATTATGAGTTAGCAGACTTCTTTACCTTCGAGGTAGAGTCTGCAAAATTCATGCAGAAGACTAGAAGGTATAGAGGATGGGATGGTAAGATTAGATTGTTTTCTCCTGCAACAGGAGAGATATATTGTGGTCTTGTAGATTACTTAACAGACTGGGCGAAAGAAAAGGGATATGAATATCAAATAGAAGATGATGAATACTTTGGTCATCCTATCACAGAGAATGAACTTATCACTCCCAAGTCGGTTGTAGGGTTTGTAAAATCACTGCGTCTGCCCCCGACTCTACAGGTGAGGGATTATCAGTATAAGGCAATTTACGAAGCACTAAAATACAACAGACGACTGTTGCTGTCCCCCACAGCGTCAGGAAAATCTTTGATGATTTATGCATTGGTTAGATTTCATTTAAACGTTGGTCGTAATGTTTTAATTGTAGTCCCCACTACCTCTCTTGTCGAACAAATGTATAAGGACTTTGAAACATATGGTTGGATGGCAAAGAAAGATTGTCATAAGATATATGCAGGGCAAGACAAATATACAGATCATAGTGTGATAATCACCACTTGGCAGTCAGTATATAAGGAACCAAAGAAATGGTTTGATAGATTTGACTGCGTGATTGGTGATGAAGCACACCAGTTCAAAGCAAAATCTCTAAGCACATTGATGGGTAAGTTGCATGATTGTAAATACCGTATTGGATTTACAGGAACACTAGACGGTGCCAATGTCAATCAACTTGTATTAGAAGGTTTATTTGGTAGATGCTCTCAAGTTACTAGAACTAATCAATTGATGAAAGAAGGGCACATTGCTAAATTAAAAGTTAAGGTAGTTCTTTTAAAACATGACGAAAAACTATTTGAAGGATATCAAGATGAAATTGATTATCTAGTTGAACACGAAGGAAGGAATAGATTTATCCGTAATCTTGCGTGTGACCTCAAAGGAAATACCCTTGTGCTTTTCAATTATGTAGAACGACATGGTGAACCTCTTTACAAATTGATAAATAGTTACACAGACAGACCCGTGTTCTTTGTTCATGGGGGTGTAGATGTCGATGATCGCGAAGAAATTCGCATGCTGACAGAGGCATCAGACAATGCAATCATTATTGCATCGTATGGTACGTTCTCTACTGGCATCAATATTAAAAGATTACACAATGTTATTTTTGCTTCTCCTTCTAAATCTCGGATTCGTAATTTACAGTCTATTGGACGAGTATTGCGGAAGGGAGACAATAAATCAAAAGCAACTCTATATGATATTGCTGATGATATCTCAACAGACAGGGGCAACAACTACACGTTGAATCACCTGATGGAGAGAGTCAAGATTTATAATGAAGAAAAATTTCAGTATGAGATCATAGATGTAAAAGTAAAAGCTTATGATTAACTACGCAAAACACGACGAAGAATTTCACGGTATATTCAAACTGGTTAGTGGGGAGGAGATCCTTGCTAAGGCAGTTATGACAGAGGATCGTGGAGAGAGTTTAATTTTCATGTCTGATCCTGTTAGCGTATTGCCAATTACTAAGGACGTCGGCGAGCAAAAAATATTAAGGGGCATGGGTTTCAGTAAATGGATTCCAATGTCTGACGAAGAATTTTTTATTTTAAGAGAGAAAGATATCATGACCATGGCAACAATGAGTAAACCTGTCAAACTCATGTACGATGCATACATCATCGGCGAAGATGCACATGGAAAGCAAATGAAAGAACGTCAAGTTCCGCCCTCGATTGCCGAAGGATATCTAGGAAACACAAAAGACATCCGTGCTTTACTAGAAAAACTATACAAGAAGTAACTTATATTTTCTCTGAACCCTTACAGTGTTAGTATACTTGTCCTTGACAGGTTTGTCAAGTGTTGTTATAATTAAAACAAAGAAAAATTTGTATGAAGAAATCTTCCCCCAAAAAGCGACAGCATTATGTAGATAATCAAGAGTTTCTTGCTGCTATCATTAAGTATAAAGAGAAAGTAGATCATGCAAAAGAAAAAGGTCTACCAAAACCTCGTGTCAATAATTATATTGGTGGTTGCTTTTTAAAGATTGCTACTCATCTATCATATAGACCAAACTTTATTAATTACATGTATAAAGATGATATGGTATGTGATGGTATTGAAAACTGTATTCAGTATATCGATAACTTTGATCCTGCCAAGAGTAGAAACCCCTTTGCATATTTTACTCAAATCGTATACTATGCTTTCCTAAGAAGAATTGCTAAAGAGAAAAGACAGATGGATATAAAAGAAAAGATCATAGAAAAATCTGGATACGATCATGTATTCACAGTTGACGGAGACGCAAGTTCAGAGTATAATCAAATTAAGTCCCGTGTCGAAATGAATTCTAAACGATGAAGATTCTATTAATCACAGATCAACACTTTGGAGTTCGTAATGACAATCAGCATTTTATCAATCATTACAAAAAGTTTTATAACAACATTGTAATTCCTTTTATCAAAGCATCTGGTATTAAACAGATCCTTTGTTTGGGTGATACTTTCGATCGTCGTAGATTCATTAACTTTATGTCTCTAAACGAATCAAAAGAAATGTGGTTTGATCCATTAAGAGATATGGGTATCCCCATGACCATGCTTGTTGGCAACCATGACATATACTACAAAAATACTCTACGAGTTAATGCCCCAAATGAATTACTCAGAGGGTACGACAACATCACAATCATTGATGACCACGATACTGTCACTTTTGATGGTCTACCTATTCTTCTCCTTTCTTGGATTTGTGATGACAATCGCGAAAGATTTCTCAAAGTTATCCAAGAATCTGATGCCCCTGTCTGCATGGGTCATCTGGAGCTTAACGGTTTTGAGGCTCATCCAGGTCATGTGATGGAAGGTGGGATGGATCCCAATGTGTTTAGTAAATTTAAAAGAGTTTTCTCTGGACACTATCATCAGAAATCTACTAAAGGTAATATCAGATACTTAGGTAATCCTTATCAACTATATTGGAATGACTACGCAGCGAAAAGAGGTTTTCACGTCTTTGATACGGACACTCTTAAAACTACTTTTTATAGGAATCCCTTTGATGTTTTTTATAAACTGTATTATAATTCTGGAGTGTCTCTCCCAGACGAATCAGAAATCAGAGGATCATTTGTCAAATTAATTGTAGAAGATAAGGGAGACTATCAGAAGTTTGATTACACTGTAAAACTTATACAAGATATGGGTTGTGCAGATCTTAAGATTGTTGAAGATCTCAGTGTGGAACTGGAGAATGGAAGTGAAGTGCTAGAAACCGAAGATACAATGACGTTGTTAGACAAATATATAGATGAGATAGATCTAAGAGTCAGTAAACCTAACGTTAAATCTGTCATGCGATCACTATATGTAGAGGCATCAGAACTATAATGTTTGTTCTTACTGATAAAAAAACTGGTGGTGTATACGCTAACTCTAAGTCTAATGACGAGAAGGGTAGAAAGAACGTGCTAGTTTTTGCAGAGAAAGATGACGCTGAAAGATATGTAGGACTCTTGGAAGCAGATGATTTTAATCAAGAACTTGATATCATGGAAGTAGATGCAGAAATTGTTGCCATGAATTGTGGTAATTATGGATATTCTTATGCTATAATAGAACCTACTGACTTACTCATACCAAAAATCAAATTTGATAAATGATTGTTTTTGAAAATATTAAGTGGAAGAATTTTCTTTCCACTGGTGATCAATGGACAGAAATTAGTTTGAATGAATCTCCATCAACTCTTATTGTTGGTGCAAACGGTGCAGGTAAATCTACTCTCTTAGATGCACTGTGTTTTGTTCTATTCAATAAACCTTTTAGAAAAATTAGTAGAGGACAGTTAGTAAATAGTATCAATGAAAAAGGTCTTAAAGTTGAAGTATTATTCTCTATTGGTGTTGATGAGTATCGCGTCTTTCGTGGAGCGAAACCTAATATATTCGAGGTCTACAAAAACAATAAAATGGTTGACCAAGATGCTGCTGCCAAAGACACGCAAAAGTATCTCGAACAATCCGTTCTCAAACTCAACTTCAAATCATTCACACAGGTCGTCATCTTGGGTTCATCCACATTTGTCCCCTTCATGCAACTCAACGCACCTGTCAGGAGAGAAGTTATTGAAGATTTACTTGACATCAACATCTTCTCCCAAATGAATACGATCCTAAAAGATCGTGTTAGAAATGCAATGTCACAACAACGTGATTGTGATCATCTACTTCATATTGCAGAGGAACGTGTAAACAATCAAGAAAGAATTATTAGCACTCTTGCTGATGTAAGTGCAACTCGTCAGAAAGATAAGAAAAGTAAAATTAAAAATAACAAGGAAAGGATTAAGTCGGAAGAAGAACAACGTGATATTCTAAAAGAAGAAGTAGAAAGTCTTACCTTAGGTTTAAAGAATGTAGATGATCATAAAGTAGTATTGGATGATCTTCGTCAAGAACAATCTGATATCAATTCAGAGTTAAAATCTGCTGCTAAACAACTTAAGTTTTTTAAATCACATGATGAGTGTCCTACCTGCTCTCAAGGTATTGGAAGTGATTTCAAAGAATCAATGATTGGTAATCTAGAAACTAAAGGTAAGAATCTTACAAAAGATTTTAAGGGTTTGACTAATAAAATTGCTGATGCTGTTAGTGTTGTAGAGAAAATGGAGACTCTCTCTAGAAGTATCATGGAAACTCGTAGTAAAGTATCCTCTACAGAAAGAGAGATCGTACGTTTGGAGACAGAGAATCTTAAAATCAATGAAGAGATACTAGAACTACAAACAAACACTCCTAAAATTAGAGAAGAAAAACTATCTCTAGTTAAGTTTCAAAAAGAATTAGAAGAAACTCAAAAAGATTGTGGAAAGATTCATCAGACTCTTGATGAATTTAAAGTTATAGGTAATTTGTTAAAGGACTCTGGTATTAAGAGTCAAATTATTAAGAAGTATGTTCCTATTTTTAATAATTTAATCAATAAATATCTGCACAGTATGGACTTCTTTGTTAACTTCACACTCGATGAAGAATTTAAAGAAGTAATTAAAAGCAGATTTAGAGATGAATTTTCATATTCATCTTTTTCTGAAGGTGAAAAAGCAAAAATTGATTTAGCATTGCTATTTACATG